TCCAGTTTTAATTTTTTTAATTGTAATTCGATTGTTTTCAATTTTCTATCTTGTTTGTTTTGTTTTGCAGTTATTGCATTTCCAAGCATTGTGCTTGCAACTTCATATATTTTTCCAGCATGTCTGTCTTCTACATTATTTGCTAAATCTAATAGATCATCAAATGCATCAGTTGCTTTTTTAGCAAGAGTATCCATATCAAGGTCAGAATCTTGTAAATTTCTAACAGTATCTAGTGCCGCATCAATTTTAAACCCAGTATCCATTACTTCTTGCGAAATAGGCTCTGTTACTGCTGGTAATGCGTCAGCATCTACTTCCAATTTTACATCATCTAAATTTATTTGCTCGTCTGTTTCTGCCGGGGGCAAATTAAACAGTTGTTCTAGTTTTTCTGTCATTTTCCCTTAACGTTTTTAAATATATCCGCTTCTGTTACTACTCTAAATTTCATGCCTTGGCGTTTACACCATTCATCTGCAGATTGCCATTTGGCAACATTTAATACAAAAGCATTCCTATCTGAACGCCTTTGCCCTTCCATATATTTACTTTGTGCTTTTGGTTTAATTTCTACAATTTCTGCATGAGATTTACCGTTTTTATCTTGATAAACAATAAAAAAATCTGGTATGTAATTGTGTGTGCGGCCTGTAAATGGATTTCTATATGGAATTTTAGTTGCTTCTGATGCCCATTTTATAATGCCTGAATGGTTGTCACACATCCGCATAAACACGAGTTCCCAACCAGAACGGTATTTGGGGTCATGTTTTCCAACATACTTTGCTGGATTTGTTGGTGTGTAAGTTCCTTGTTGATACTTTGGCATTTTTCATCTTAAAAAAATAATTCATTTACTAATGGAGCATTTTGCTCTAAGTTAATCTTACCTATTTTACTAGTTAGATTACGACTTGAATTTAACTGCGAATAAATTTGATCATCAAAATCAATAGCACCTTCAACAATTTGGGTGGCTAAATCTTGGGCATTCATTTTTAATGTTTTTGCTATTAGGATTATCTCTTTAGCAAAGTTTGTTACTACACTTTCGTTTGTTCCATTATCAAGCAATGTTTTTTTAATTAATCCAAGTTCAATATCATCAATCACAACGACGCTATCACTATTCGTTAATAGTGTACTAACATAACTTCCTTCATTTGCTGTTGCTACTACTGCCATATTAAAATCCTAACCCGCATGTGGGTTTGGTGTTCCTGTTGGTGCTGGGGCTGGCTCGCCACTACTAAAGTAATCTGATGCTGTATCATATAAACTACTTGAATTTTTTGCATCGCCATAATCATATACTGACCAATTTTCGTATGCAAAGGTTATACTATATGTTATAATGCCATTATCGGTATAACTTAAATCACTAGATGATATATCTGTAATTACTGGATGATATAATATATGACTAATTCGTTTTGGTGTATTTTTACGAACATATGATGAACTTGAACCATGCTCTTTATTAATAAAAATTCGTCTAAAAAAGTACTTATTTCTACCACCTATATTTGCACCTGATAGAATGCCATCTAATTTTGAAGTTAATTCAGTATAGTTTGGTAGATAATAACCAAAAGCCTCAGATGCGGATGTTATTTTTTCATAAGCATCTTCTGTTAAACTAAGTCCTTCACTGTGCTTGGCTCCTTTGTCTCCAGTATTTGACAAATCTTTATTACTACCATTAAGATCTACTCTAAAATTTCTCCAGTAATAATTTAAGTATTGCATTATTAATAACGTAATAGGATTATCACGTGTATCATAAAACGTAATAGTTACCGGTGAAAATTGAAGACCTGTTTGTACAATTCTTTTTCTGTTATATTGATTCAATAATGTATTATCAATTGACGTTTGTGGTAATTGTACAGATTGAGGAACAAGAACTGCTCGTTTTAAAAGTGAATTTATATCTTGAAATTTATTTGGGTCTGGGGGGTCTGAACCAAATAGTGCTTCGTCTCCCCATGCTTTTGCATCTTCCCAAAGTGAAGTCTCTTCTTCTGCTTTAGGGTTATCTGAATTACTAGCACCTTCATTAGGATAAACTTCAAGACCCAAAGTCCACTGATATGATTTCCTGGGTAGAGCAGTCGCAGAGGTTCCAGATGGGACCATATTTTCAAAACTTTGATCTGCGTAATTGCCCAGAATCTTACCTAAGAATGCCATGCATTAACCCCTATATAAAGTTTATATTAAGATGTTGCAGAGCTATTAGATTGTAGTACTGGTAATGAATGGCCAGTTAATGTGTTTATATCGTTGCCGTCCAATGTTCCCGCTTCATGACTTGCGTTGTCATATTGAATAGTTGTGCTAACTTGTTGAATTGCATTATTTGCATAATCCATTTCTCCATAATTAATACTACTAATAAAACAACCCGACATCTTCCATGACTCTAACACATTACTGTCTGAATCAAATGAATCACCATTTGTACCGTCTAGAGTTTCAATAACTGTTTGAAACTTATACTGAGCGCCTGAGGTTGGCGCACTTTGGGCATCATGGTCTAATTGAAGTTGGATTTGTTTATTGAGTGCGATAACTGATTCGTTGCTAATGTCATCTCTAAAAGTAACTGTAACAGTTTCCCATGTATGTTTACCAACCATGAAAATCTTACTGTTATAGACATCAACTTGAATCGGATCGTAGCTCAAATTCGGCTTACTTACTGACATTAATTGATTACTCAGTTTTATCGAATTTTCTCCGCTTCCACCTAAGTTAACAAATGTTACTCTAAATCTATACGCCAACTTAGGCATAATAACTGGAGTAACTGTATTACCTAATGGTACACCAAATTTCGTTAAATTTGCCATGTAATAATCTCCAACAAATCGTTTCTAGTATTTATTGGATTCTCCCAAAATGCATTAACCCGATGGTTTATCCACCGGGTTAATTAAGTTAAAATATTATAAAGTGCCTGTATTTACAACACGTATTGGAATATAAATGAATTCTGCGGCTTTTGCAGGTTCAATAGCAACATCAATGTATAATTCGTTGCGATCAATTCTGCCAGCCGTGTTATTTGTGGTGTCACAAACAACTGCGAAGTCAAACAGGCCTCGTTTTGCGTAAATGTCTGCTAAGAATCTCTCAACAGCATTTCTTGCATTTGCACGAGTTAATTCATCATTTGGCTCAAAAGCAAATGGTCTTGCTAGTGACTCGAGTCTTTCTCTGATATAAACTACAAGTCTCGCAACATTAACTCTATCCAATGCACTTTCTGCAGGACTTAATGTTTTCTGACCGAAAACAATTAAACCTTGTCCTGGGAAGTTAACGATTGGATTAACTTTGTTTGCATAAAGTGTGTCTCTTTGACCTTGGTTCAATGCTACTGCTACAAATTCGTTTTCATCGTCAATGTAGCCTACATTAGTTGCATTGGAAACAACACCTCTTGTTAAACCTGCTGGTGCAAACCACGGAAATGCAATTTGGTCATTAACAGCATAAGTTCTAAGTGCAATATGACTTGGAGGAACAACAACTGTTGAACCATCGGTATTTGTTGAATACCCTGGGGGGTAGTAAACTGCCATTTTACTATCTTTAGTAATAAGGGCATCTTCACCGTTTTCACTTCCACCAGTTCCTGCCATATATGCAGTTACCCCTGTTGGTGCTAATCTAAATGGTGTATCTATAACACAGAATGCAGTTTCTTTTCTATCTACACTCAATGCTAACATCTCGTCTGCACATTCTGGATAACCAGGAGATGCAATCAAGTTATATGTTAATGTTTCAGCTCTTAAATTAGTTGCTACTAATGCCGCTTGCATCTTCTTAACAACTACTGCACGTTGAGCATTACGACCAAAATTACCTGCGCCGTTTGCTTTTGTACCACTTGCTGAACGCCATTTAAATGCACCCGCATTGGCCGCATTGTATTCTTTAACAACCAATCCTGAATGAATTAAGTTAACGGACAATGTACCACCTGGGTATAATACTGGATCTGGAGCATTACTATCTACACCAGTTGCACCACCATTGTTAGTTTGGTCAGCCGCTGTTGATGTTAAGTCAGCAAATACAACACCATTTGGTGTGCTTTGATCTGTATTATCTCTAGTTACCCATACATTGCTTACATACTCTTTAATTAATGGAAAACTATCTAGGTCTGTTGTATCAACCCAAACATCTCCTCCTGCTGGAGCAGACGGTGCAGATGTTCCAAATTTTGAAACTGCTTGTGGCACCCATCGTCCTGCAGATTGTTTATATAAGTCTAATGTAATGTTACCATCATACCACAATGTACCATCTGGGTTTGTACCCGGTGCACCTGTGGAGGATGCAGACAATTCATTTGCACTAGGACCAGTTGTAATAGCCTGACTGGCTGCTGAAATTCCATCAAATGAACGTAATGCAAAACTTGCTTCTTCTGGAACTACTCTAGCATAAATTGATCCACTTGTTGGCATACCACCACCAAGTACTGAAGCACTTACACCACCTGTTAAGGCTGTATCTGGTGTTCCACCTAATGTTACTGCTACAACTTTTCCTGCTTCAATTTCAGCAGTTGCAGTTCTGTTAGTTACTCCACCACCACTAAGTGTGATTGTTGGAACGGCAACATAACCACTGCCTGGATCAACAATAGTAAACGATGCAACATCGGAAATATTGTTTGTTGCGGTTGCTGTAGCACCTGTACCATTACCACCACTAACTGTAATGGTTGGTATATTTACATATCCTGTTCCGCCTGTTGTAACTGTAATACCACTTACAAAACTGTTAATAACAGCCGTTGCAGTTGCAGGAGTTGTTGGATTACCACCTGATACTGAAACTGTTGGAATGGATGTATAACCCGTTCCACCAGCACCTATTGTAATGCTACTAAGAACAACATTAATACCGGCCGTTGCAGTTGCTTGTGAACTTGCACCGCCGCCACTTAATGTTACTGTTGGTGTTGCTGTAAAACCTGTTCCGGCATTAACAATCGTAAATCCTGTAACACTTGCACTAATTGTACCTGTTGCACTTGCTGGTACTGTTTGACCACCACCTGTGAAACTGATTGTTGGTGCACTCGTGTAACCTGAACCTTTATTATTAGGATCAACTGTTACACTTGATAATGGGCCTTTGATTGCGGCAATAACTTGAGCCGATACATCAGCACCACCACCTGTTAGTGTTACTGTTGGCGTATTCTGATAATTTGAGCCACCATTAAGAACTGAAACGCCAGTAACCTTACCATTAATTTTTGCTTCGGCAGTAGCATCATTATTGCCACCCAAAATACTAACCGAAATATTTCTAGCATCAGTATAACCTGAACCTGATTGTGATACTGTAACACTATCTAATACACCAGTAATTGTTGCGTAAGCACTTGCACTGGTATTACCAACCAACTGAACTGTTGGAGTTTGGTTGTATCCTGAACCTGCGGCTGATACGTTAAATGAAGCAATAGCACCAATAATATTTGCAGTAGCCGCACCATCTGTAGTAAGGGTATCACTACCATGTCTTACAATTTGTACGGTTGGTACTGTTTGGTAATTATTACCTGGTGAACTTACTGTAATACTTGTCAATTCACCTTCATATGACGAACCTGCTACAACGCCGGCACCACCCGATGTGTAAACAAAGCCAATTGCTGGTTTACCATCTTGATATGTACCACCACTATCATTATCAAGTTCAATTTTATATACAAAGTTATCACTTGTAATATTAAATGTAGCATAATTACTTGGATTTGTATTACCACCATTATTAACATGTTCCATTGTAACATTTACGTTTGTATCTAATGCACCTGGACTTGTTAATTGATTGCTACCATCAATACTAATATCTGATGCAACAACTCTACCACTACCAGTTGTTAATGTTTGGTTGTTAGTTAATGATATACTTGTAATTGCACCATTAATATCAACGGTTGCTGTACCACTTGCAGTGGTGTTAAGTTGTAAGTCTGGAGCGGCAACGGTTGCACTAGGTGCTTCACCATAGCCTGCGCCTGCTGTATCAACTGTTATTGAACTTAAGAAACCATTTAATGTTCCAGTTACGGTCGCGTCTGTATCACCACCCACTCTTACCGGATCATTTGCTCTATCTGTATATGTTACCGCAAATGCTACTGGATGTTGATAACCTGTATCGTTTGCTGGATCAACATCACCTTTATTTGTAACAACAATGTCTGTAATAGTACCACTTACTTCTGGTGTTGCAGTTGCAAGTTGAAAATTAGCATTTCCTGTACCACCTGTAATTACTGCGGCAATATTGTTTAATACTGTACCAGTATATGTTGGCAATGGATAACCTGAACCTTGAGCTGTAACTGTAACGGATAAAATACCATCTGTTAATGCAACTGTACTTGTTGGTGACGCAACTGCTGGTGTATAACCATCACTACCAGTATATGTCATAACAAGTGCATCAAGATTTGCTACGTTTGTTGCACTTAATACCATGTTAGGTATACTAATATATTCAGCACCGCGGGCAAATCCATTATTTGCTTCGTCAAATACAATACCACTAATTGCCCTACTTAAATGGGCCGTTGCAGTTGCATTATCTGAACCACTTGTTAATGTACCGTTGATTGCTACTGTTGGTGCAACAGTCATTGCCGAACCTCTTGTAACAATATCAATACCAGTTACCTCGTCACCATTTGCTGAAACAACAACTATAACAGGCCGTGACGTATAGGCTGTTGCTGAGTTTGGATCAGCAAGTACTATTGCTGTAATTGCATTATTTGTAACTGTCGCAGTTGCAATACCTGTGTTAGTAGCAACTGTAACTGATGGTGTTACACTATAATATTGTCCGGCTGCCGTAACTGCAATACTGTCTAAAATACCCGAAATTGCGGTTGTTGCGGCAAAACTTGAACCATTACCACCTGTTAAAGAAATTGCTGGATTATCACTATAACCTGTACCTGCATTTGTTACATCAACTGCGGCAACTGCACCTTCAAGTATTAAATCAAATTCTGCGGCCGAAGCGGCACCACCATCATTTGTAATTGTGATAGTTGGTGTTCTCCAGTAACCTGCGCCTTCATTTGATAGCACAACGGCTTTAATAACACCACCAACAACTGTTACACTAGAAACAGTCATTTGTGTTCCGCCACCTTCATCTGGTGCGGAAATTGTAAGTGTTGTACCTGCGCCGTAACCAGTACCACCATTAGTAATTAATAAACCATTACTTGTTGTATAGCTCTCACCATTAACAAATGTACCTGATAATGCGGCACCATTAAGTTTAACTTCACCAACTGCTTGTATTGTTCCAGCACCACTACTTGGACCACTTGAATTTAAGTTTGCAATGTCTGGAGCACCTAATACTACTGCTGGTTCACTAGAAACTACCGCCGCTGTCGATGAGTTACCTTGTGTTGAATGTGTATAATGTGAAGTAACTCTATATGCTGAACCGCCGTTACTTACAGTAACACCAGTAATTGCACCGTTTAAGAATGCATTAGCGGTTGCACCAGCACCATAACCAAGTCTTGCTGTAGCAGTTGGAACAACTGCATTTGTATCACCACCATCAGCAGTGAATGCAACTGTAACGGGTTGACCATTATCATAATTACTACCGTTATTTGTTACTTCAACATGCTCTAATACACCAGTAAATGTAACGTCAGCATCACCTTGATATGTGGCGCCACCGGCTTGACCGCCTGTGAACGAAACTGTTACTTCACTAGCAGTAATAGCATTTTTAAAACCATGGCCTAATGCTGTAAGAACTACATCATCTAAAACTTTTGTAAATGTTACTGTACCAGTAGCAGGAGTCGAACCACCTGAAACTTGAACTGTTACAGCACCACCTGTATTATAACCTTTACCAGGATTTGTTATGTTAACGGCTTCAACGTATCTGTTAATTGAAACAGTTGAAGCAAAGTTTGTACCAGTTGCGTTAGCACCTGTTGCTGCTACTGCTACGTTATCTGGATCAATATATCCTGTTCCACCTACACTAATAGCGGCCGTTTCAATATCACCTTTAATAATTGATGATGCGGCGGCACCAACTGATGGATTGTCGCCTGCGGCTGGAACAATAGTAATTGATGGAGGACTACTAAAACCACGTCCTCGTTGAGCCACATTAACTGCACTAACTGGACCTTGGACTGTTGCTGATAAGGCTGATGGAACATTATCACCACCACCAGCACCAAATGCAACTGATCCTGTACCTGGATTAACTTCTAATTGTAAACTTGGAGCTCTTTGATAACCGGAACCACCAGTTGTAACTGTAACACCAGTAACTGTTCGCCCTAAATGAGCTTTTGCAGTAGCCGCAATTTCAGCAACACCACCTGCTGGTGGAGTAATTTCAACAGTTGGTAATGTTATTGCAAAACCACCACCACCATCTGTTACTGTAATTGCACCGATTGGAGCCTTAATAACTGTATTAACTGTAGCACCTGCGCCAATATTGTCGCCTGCACCACGAACAATCGTTACAGTTGGTTTATATTCGTATGCACCTTTTGTATCGACTGTTACTGAATCTAAAACTGCATCAAGTTTTGCTTCAACAACTGCCGCACTAATAATTTCATCACCTAATGCTGGGTTGATAACAACTGTTGGAGGAGCAGTATAACCTGAACCTGCATCCTGCACAACAACTGATGCAACACCACCAACAATATTACCAGTTGCTACTGCACCTGATCCTGCTGGACTTGTGATTGTAATAGTTGGCGCCGAGGCAAAGCCTGTGCCTTGATTTGTAATATCAAAAGAAATAATACCACCTTCTACGTTTGCTTGAGCACTTGCCGATTGGTTAGTACCAGCAAGAGTAACTGTTGGTGGATATTGATAATTTGTACCTGAATTTGGGCCTGATGCTCCAACTGTAACATCTACTGATGTTACTGCACCATTCAGTACTGCGGTTGCTTGTGCATGACTTGACGAGCCACCACCTGAAATAATAACTGAAGGTACACTGGAATATTCACCAGCGTCAACCAAATTGACTGCATTTAAATAACCGGAAATATTTGCGGAAACTGTTGCACCACTTGCACCAGCACCACCACCAGCAATAGAAACAGTCGGTGCGGATGTGTATCCTGCACCTGTAGTAATTAAGTTTACTGATGTTAGTGTACCGTCCATAATTCCTGTTGCTGTAGCATTATTATTTCCGCCAACAATGGATATTGTTGGTGTGCTGGCATAGCCTGATCCGCCTGTATCAACTGTAATTGATGAAACATTACCATCAATTGCGGCTGATGCGGCTCCGCCTGAACCACCACCACCTGTGATTGTAACAGTAGGAACGGCCGTATACCCCGATCCACCATTAACAACTGTAATGTTGGAAACAACTGCATTTAATACTGGTTCAACTTTTGCTTTTGTACCATTGCCAAATTCACCTGGAGATGCCGCTTCAGCATCTGACGCATAAAATTTAACATTTTGATCAGTATAACTGCCAGTACTTGCAGAGAATTTTTTAATGCTTAAATCAGTTCCGTTTAATGGAGATGTTGTTTTAAACCAAATATCCCCTGTTTGTGGAGAATCAGGAACATTTGTATGTGGAAGGGCAAAAACATTGCCTGACATATTTGTTCTAGTAACTTTAACCCAACTGTTGTTGGACATTTTCTTGTAAACGCTCATTGAGCTCAGTGTAACACCCGCTTGATCAATAGTTACAATAGCATAAGCACCTAATGTTCCAAATGTACCATCTGGATATGAGGTTAATCCTGTGCCATTAACGTCAGTACTTTTAGGAAATAGTACTGTTTGTGCAACCCATGCGCCTGCTGAGTTAAGTTCGCTAATACCAACAACGGTATTAGTAGTATCGAACCATAAAGCACCACTTGCCGGTGCACCTGCTGGAGAAGTATTGCTGGCAGTCAATGCATTTAAATCTACATCTGCCCTAATAACTATTGTACGGTTTGCCGCACCTAAAAATGAATAAGCGGCTAAAAGCCCATATTCATTAACTTCTGAACCTTGTTGAACTGTCCCTGAAATTGTTTGAAACGAAGGACTTCCAAATGTGTTTGACAGTTCTCTTTGTGATGTAACAATATACGGTTTGTTAGCGTTTGTCTTCATTGTGCCTGTTGCTGTTGCGTCACCGGCCGCATTTAATTTATCTTGGCCAGTTGCAACTACAATAAGTGGAACAGTTCCGCCACCTGCTGAAACGTAAAAACTTTCATCAGTAACTGATACTGCCACTCCTGGGGATACTAGTGTTGCCATTCCTCAAATCTCCGAATTAGATAGTAAGTCGTAACGACTTATTTTCAGTATTTATTATAGCATGTGCTGAAACATGCTGTTATGGCAATGGAGTTATTTTGCGATAAATAGTAAAGATTGTCTTAGTTGGTCTAAGTTTCCAGTATTTTGAATAATATGATCAAACTTTGAAGTAATAAGCCAATCATATTCAGATGGGTGGGCTCCTAAATTAACTAAAAATGCTTCCTTTTCAGCCAAAGTTTTATTTTCCATTGTTAAAAATTCAGCATACCATTTAGGATTTTCTCGTTGTACATGCCATATTTCTCCGTTTAATTGTTGAATCAAGTCAACTTCATTTTTAAAACGAACATCAGTTATGACAATTTTTTTGTTATTTTCAAGTAAATGTTCAACTTTTCGCTCAACACAAGCAAGCCAAATATCTTTATGAAAATGATTACGCATTACGTCTGTTCCAACATATTGTAATGCATATCTAGGTGTAAATTCTTCAATATCTAATCGTTTACTCCACCAAGGATCTACTTTTTCTCTAAAATGTCTACTTAAATCTGTATTGCCTTCTAACATTGCTCGTGGCCAATTAAAAATTGCACTACAAGCATCTTTTAAAGAATCAGCAAAACTCACGGCAACATATTCCAAATCATCTATTAAGATTTGGCCAACAGTATTTTTACCTGATCCGATAAATCCAACTATACCAATTACTTTTGATTTCATATTTCTGGAAATAGACATTCATGAATAAATTTATGAACAGTTTCTTCACTGTCACAAAAATTACCCATTACCCGTGGAGTGTGAGGGTTTTGCTTCTGGTTAAAGCAATACCAATTTTGAGCCTTTGTATAATCACTTAATGGCTCATCTCTAAATATTAGTTCATCATTTGTATGTTCTAGTTCTGACAAATAATATACTAAAGTGTCTTGAGCAAGTTCAACAAAATTTATATAATCTGATTCATTTTTTGTTCTACTAACTGCTATCATACCAGGACTGAATATATTTTGTGCCCATTCCGGTAATTCTCGTGTATTTGACCATTCATATGGTTCTACTTTATTTTGAAACCACTGCATCATATAATGTTGGTCATCACCGGCTTTACTAAAATCATGAAATGCACCACTAACAATTTTTTTACCAGCAATAACATCTACACCAAAAATTGGTGCTGGATTATATACATGGGGGAATACACACAAATGAAACATGTATAAATCATCTGTTTGTACTGCATCTAAATGAGCTCTGCGATAAAATCCTGATTCAAATACATAATTGCGCCATGGCCAATCATGATAATCATCAACTGGTGACCCAGTAATTTTTAAATGACTTAGTAGTGCTTCTTCGCATTTAGCAAATGCGTCAAATATTGCTGTTGACATCTTTTTCTATGTCTTCAAATAATGCTGTAGCAAAATCAAAAACAACTTTTGCTTCGTTTGCTACTTCTTCTTGATCAAAACTTGCTATATAATCTCTAATAGTTTGTTTTAATTCATCTGTTGGTTTATTAAATTTATAATAATATCCTGGACCAGGCACTTTACTTGATATCATTTGCCCGCCACTCAAATCTCCCATGTATCGTACATATACATGACCAGCATGTTGAGCATCTGTTAAACCATTAGTAACATGTTCAACATATTTTTGTACACTTGGATATAATTCAAATTCATCTGGTGTAAAATATTCGATATCTTGCATAATTGCTTTTGTTCTAGCAACTTCTTTAATGGGAACGCCATAATTTGATTCTAATGCATCATAACAAGCATATTGATTAACCAAATATCTGTGATAAACAGATGGTTCAATCCTACCGGTTATCATCTGTTTTGCAAACCATTGTCTTTCAGCGTTTTTGTGTTGTTCCCAGGTGAGTTCTTTAAGTGTTTTTGACATATAAAGTTTATGGGTTAGCCTATTAATACTCCAAGACCTGAATTGCCAGCCGTATATGTTTTGAGTTCTTCTTCTAAGGCTTGCATTTCGGTTTGGGCTTCGGTTTTGATAGCATCACCGTTAAGTGTTGTACCACCTTGTGGACCTGTAATTTGTCCAAATTTTGACCGTGCTTGACCTAACATTAGTTTTGCTTCTGCTAATGCCCATTGTCTTAGCCACGGTCCTGTATAAGTGTCTTTAACCAATATATCATCAGGCATATAGTTGTATACATGTAAGTATACTTCTGTATCACTTTTAATACGTCGATTAATTATAATTGTATGATTGTGCCGTCTATATTGAAATATGTACTCATAACCCAACATCTTACCTAATGACTCTACAAACCCTGAATATAATTCAAAGGTTAATAGACCACTAGACCTTGCGTGATGTAACATGTACGTATTAAGATATCCTGCTTCAAAAGGTTCGAAGTTTGGACCTGTGTCCATTGACTGACCCGAACTGCGCCTGTAAATATCCCTAACATCGATAACGATATCCGGTAAAACGTATTCATTTTGGTTTTCATTTAAATTTAAAACCATAAATGATTCTTCAACCGCGGAATCAGACCGTTGACGGAATTTATCTAAGGCTTTCTGAACACTAAGTTCATAATGTTCAGGATCAAGCTCTACATCAACCATTCCTCCGCCAAGCATAAGTTCTACTTCTTTTGAAAGCTCTTGACGATTATTAGCCAATTGTTAATTCCTTAGTTGTCGTCTGTTTCTTCTTCTTCGTCCGAATCTTCTTCTTTTAGTTCGTCATCATCTGAATCTTCATCAGATGCTTCATCAACTTGCTCTTCGTCATCTTCTGTAACTTCATCAGTTTCTTCGGTTACTTCTTCGTCCACTTCTTCAGTTACCTGACGGTCTATCTCAGCATTAACGAGATCCATAACTTGCTCTTTAATACCATCAAGATTGTACTGTGAGGAAAATGTACCAAATGCTTCGGTGACTTCACGTCTAACCTTTACACTCGTATCATCATTTTTCTCATCAAGCAAATCAATATAAGACCTTAAAAGTTCTCCTGACATAATTCAACTCCTAAAATGTATTCTATATATAATACACCCATAATGGATGCGTTATTCTATTTATAAGTTTTTACAATAATCCAGTGCTGGTTCATTGCACCATTAAGTTTAATTGCTGTAGTTTTAATATTATTCTCAAAAAACTTAAGAGCTTTTGAACGTGAAATAAGTACGTTTTTTAGTTGCTCTTTTGGTTTTCTAAGTGTTTTTGCTACACTATTGGTTGGATTATAATTAAGAATTTTTTGTCCTTTAACATCTAATCCTGAAGTGTCATCAGCAATATACGCACCTAATTTGCGTGTCTTTTTATTATACACAAATGTTACTGTCGAGTCAACAATGTTTACTGGTAATTCTGAAACAACATTAACATTTACATCTTTTTCTGCAAATTTCATTTTAGCCGCTTTTTTCTCAGCACTTACTGGTTTCTTTTTACGTGGCTGACGTTTTTGCCTGCTCTCACCAATAATCATATCACAAGCATCAATAATATCTTGTAAAAAATTTGCATATCCTTCAAGTTGTTTTTTGCTATAACACGAATACCCTTCAACAAGATCTTCATCTGTTTTGTTGATAGCACTATTAATTTCAACTAACTCTTCTTCGTTGTCCCTTTTGATGATACGTACATGAGCCTGATTTGCTTCAGTCTCTCGCATAATATCTAAACAACTACGTTGTTGCATACCCATTACAAATGCGGTATTCTTTTCGAAATAGTAATCTTTAAGTATTTCGAATTCAGCCGCAACCTCACCACTTTGTTCTTTTACTCTGTCATATATGGAAGGCGCCGCTTGTTTAACTTTTGCTTTTTTCTCTCTTGTTTCTTTTTTATTTTCACCAATTATAAGCAAGTCTTTAACATACTCATTAGTATGTTCAATATATCGTTGTTCCAATCCAGCACCCAATGTAACCATTCGTGCTACCCAACATTTAGTTGGTAAAAGATCTCTATCTGAAATTGCTCTAAGTTTACTAAGTTCACTCTTTTCAAGAGTTAAAATTTGCTCTGCATAATCAATCAAATACTGTTTAGCAAGTTTTGGCGTACCAATATAAGCATAATAATTAAGTGCGGATGCCATTTTACTATGCAGACCTGATTCTTGTATGCCAGTATCTTGCCAGTCTGGTTCATAACCAATATGTTGGGCATCAACATCTGCCTGTGTTTTACGCTTCTTCTTTTTAGGTGCTTGCTTCAGTAAATTGCTTGTTTTTGCTCTAGCCATTATTTCTCCATTGAATGAAATTAATGAATTAACTTAACTTCAACTATTATACTACCTTTGACGAAAGAGTCAACCTTTTTGTTTTCGTGGTCCTCTTATAAAGGTTTCATTATAGTGACATCGTGGGCATAATTGCCCGGCACCGTCAATGTAACCAATTCGGTAATCTATGTGAACAGTTTTTTTATATTTTGTTTCTTTGCCACAATTAACGCAAACATCGTAATCAGTTTCTTCTTCAGTAGATTGTTCCATATAACTTCCTTATTCATCAACATTGAATAGGTCTTCGCCCCATTCTCTATGTCCTTCACGCCATGCCATATTAGTTTGTGTTTCACGTACTTCTACTCTATAACACCAAAGTCTTTCTGCTTCACCTTTGCCCCACATATCAGGAATGAATACTCCATTCATATATTTGTATAACATAGAAGAAAGACCTTCACAACCAAGTTTTGGCAATATAGTAAGTTTTGCTATTCCTGCTTCTTCTAGTTGTTTGTAAAGATCCATTTTTGGTTCATCTTCTGCTACCAATAATGTGTGATCGAACATGTCATCTAAAAATTGTTTAAGTTCTCCCATTCCACCATAATCAGCAACCCAATTTCTAACATCCAATTGATCCGAACCAAAAAAGAATCTCATAGTAAAACTATAACCATGAATAACATTACAATGACTGTCTGCTTTGAATTGCCTATATGCACATGGAAATTTGTCTATGTATTCTTTTGTGCTATTATATTTGTATGTTCTTGGTGATCTATTTCCTAAAGTAACTTTGCTCATACCGGATCCTTTGTATTATGTAATCTTTCTTTTATAATTTGTTCAGTACATATCATATTAATTAATTACGACCAATTTTTTATTAACAAGATCACTGAAGATGATTTCACATACTTTACTTGCTTTATTTTCTTCTAAGATAACAAAATCGCCTAATGCATCTATTATTATATACCCTCCGTTATCTTTGTACCGTCGTATTTCATATTCTTCGTGATGATCAATGTGTTTGGAATGATTCAAAATTTCTTTGAATTTAGTAACTTTCATAGATATTTAGTTGCACTTACCATTGTTGTATTTTTCTCTATTTTTACTAGCACTCCACCATTTAGCACCTTTACTTTGTAAATAAATTCCTTGAAGTTTTACGGCATGCAATTCTTCTTCATTTTCACATCTATCTTTAACCCCCAGTACATATTGAAAATGATGAACAGTTTCATGTAATAGTTGTGAGAAAATAAATCTATCTTTATAATATGGTTTTACTCCAAGATAAATTTTTTCAACATGTTGTCTATAAACTGCTGTACTTGGTGGTTTGCATTGAGCACCACATACTTTAGGTAACTGTTTTACTGGAAGGGTGTATGCGGCTTTTACTGGACGAACTTTTTCTGGATCAACATCCATATAAGTTGCAGTCATTGTATGAGCTAATATTATTAAACTTGAAGTGATAGGAGTTAGGTCCATTTCTCAATTTTATTAAGGATGAATACCTGTTTCCGGTTCTTTCCTACTATGAATTCGGAAAAACCAAATGGAATGGGTTTGTGCCACCCATTTTTACGTGCTTGAGATACACTAGGAAATATGCCAGCCAAATGCATAATGTGGGCTAAGGTATGGTTGTCATTAAAGGGGATACTACCATCCATGTCAAACAAATTTGCATCGATTGGATCGACGTTTTCATGAACAAAATCAAATTCATTAACAGACATTGCACCTCTGCGTAAATTATTTTACTCTATGTATATATTATATGCTATTCAAAGGGAAATGTCAACTATTTTTTTGCTACTAAGCGAGTTAATCGAAAGGTTTCTTTGGCTACCATGTCAGATATTTTTGGATCATTTATTTTACCATCC